TGCTGCACATTCTGTAGATGCAGTAGTATCTGAAGATTGGACTGAAAGAGACACAGGTAGAAGTAGTGCATCAAGATATAATTTTGAAAGATTTAACTTTGATGGCAATGATAAGTTAGTTGTTGTTGATGGAGATAATGCTCCAACATTTTTTAACTCTGCCATGTCTGCAACAGATATCACTTCGGCAGGTAGTGGTGAGGTAAGCACAGCAGTCACAGGTGCTAAATTTGTGGCTGCTTTTAAAGACCATATGTTTTATGCAGGTATGTCAAGCACACCACAAGAAATAGTATTTAGTGTGCCTTTTGATGAAGACAACTTTGCAACAGGTAGTGGTGCAGGTAGTATTAAAGTTGACGATACTATTACAGGACTAAAAGTTTTCCGTGATAACTTATTTATTTTTTGTGAAAATAGAATATTTAAATTAAGTGGCTCAAGCAGTTCCAATTTTGCAATAACACCTGTCACTAGAAATATAGGTTGCATTGAGCCTTTTGGAAGCACAATACAAGAATTTGCAGGTGACTTAATATTCTTAGGACCTGATGGATTACGCACTGTTGCAGGTACTGCAAGAATTGGTGACGTTGAGATTGGCACAATCAGTAAAAGTGTGCAATCTTTAATTGATGATAATATTCAAAACGCTGATTTATTTAACTCAATAGTTATACCAGATAAAACACAATATAGATTGTTTTTTAATAAAACAACTTTAACAGAAGAAAATACCATAGGTGTTATATGTGTTTTAAAAGGACAACAGTTTGAGTTTTCTAAATTAAAAGGTATAAAACCATCATCTACAGATAGTGTGGTTATAAAAGGAGATGTTATAGTTACGCATGGTGGTTTTGATGGATATGTATACAGACAAGAAAAGGGTAATGATTTTGATGGCACTGCTATAAATGGTAAATATAGAAGTCCTGATTTAACATTTGGAGACCCCGGAATACGTAAGCATATGCAAAGAGTTATATTAAACTATGCACCTGAAGCAGCTATAAATGCTGATTTATTTTTAAGATATGATTATGAAAGTGCAGATGGTGCAAGACCAAGTGCATATCCTTTTGACTCAACAAAAGTTGCAGCAGTTTATGGCACAGCGACATATGGAACAGCTACATATGGTGGTGCTACGCAACCTTTGGTAAGACAATCTGTAGAGGGTTCAGGGTTTGCATTAGCACTTAGAGTTAACGATAGTGGAACAACTGCACCATATTCACTAAAAGGATTTGGATTAGAATATCAAGTAGGAGCAAGAAGATAAATGGGAGCTACATTTACAAGACAGTCTACCTATACTGATGGTGATGTAATACAGGCATCAGATACTAACAATGAGTTTGACCAATTAGTAAATGCTTTTGCAGCTAGTACAGGACATACTCACGATGGTACTACAGGAGAAGGTGGTCCTATAACTAAATTGTTAGGTAATGCACTAACATTTGGTACAGGAGCAGACACAGACATAGCAATAACATTTGATGGCAACACATCTGATGGTGTTCTCAAATGGATGGAAGACGAGGATTATTTTGAATTTAGTGATGACATACTTATTGCTTCTTCAGAGAAGCTACAGTTCAGAGATACAGCTATACACATCAGTTCAAGTACAGATGGACAATTAGATTTAGTAGCAGATGGTGCAGTTCTTGTAGATACTGCAGGTGATATAACTTTAGATGCAGATGGTGGAGATGTTGTACTTAAAGATGGTGGAACACAGTTTGCTTCTCTTACAAATACTAGTGGTAACTTAATAATTAAGTCAGGTAGTACGACTGCCATTACATTTGATGGTGCTAATGTAACTTTTGCAGGAACAGTAACAATAGGTTCTGCAGGTATATCTGAAGCAGAGTTAGAGATATTAGATGGTGCTACAGTTACTACAGACGAACTAAACATATTAGATGGAGTAACATCAACTACTGCAGAACTTAATATTGTAGATGGTGGCACTAGTGCTACATCAACCACAGTAGCAGACGCAGATAGAGTTGTACTGAATGACAACGGAACTATGGTTCAGGCTGCAGTTACAGACCTAGACACATATTTTTCTGCTACATCAAAAACACTTACAAATAAAACATTAACAACTCCTGTAATTACAGAGATAGATTCAGGCTCTACTATAACACTAGACGCTACCACAGACATTGTTTTAGATGCAGATGGTGGTGATATCTTTTTTAAAGATGGAGGCACAACATTTGGTAGTGCAACAAATAGTAGTGGCAACTTAATAATTAAATCAGGAACAACAACTGCTCTTACTTTTTCAGGAGCTAATGCAACGATAGCAGGTGACTTAACTATATCAGGCGATGACTTGACTATGGGTACTAATACTAGTGGTCATATCATGGTTGCAGATGGAACTAACTTTAATCCTGTAGCAGTATCAGGTGATGCTACAATATCATCTTCAGGTGCAGTAACGATTGCTAATGATGCAGTAGAAACTGCAATGTTAAATGCAAATGTCATTACAGGACAAACAGAAATTACATCTTCTGATGTTGATATTACAAATGATGATATTCTTATTCACGATAATAGTGCTAGTGCTTTAAGAAAAATATCTGTTACTAATCTTATATCTAGTGCAGGTGGTTTGACAGAAGTTTTAGCAGATACATCTCCACAACTAGGTGGTAACTTAGATACTAACTCACATAACATACTTATTGACGATGCACACTTTATTGCAGACGAAAATGGTAATGAGCAGATAATATTCCAAACAACTGCTTCTGCAGTCAATCAGTTTGATATAACAAACGCAGCAACAGGCAATGCACCTGAATTATCTGCAACAGGTGGTGATACAAACATTAGTTTGAAGATAACACCAAAAGGTTCAGGACAAGTTGTGCTTGATGGTAACGTAGGTGTTGAATCAGGATTGATTGACCTAAAGAACTCAGGTTCAAGGTCACAGATAAAATTTTATTGTGAATCAGGGAATGCACACGCACAGACACTTCAAGCTGCACCTCACTCAGAAAGTGCATCAAACACTTTAACATTACCAAGTACAGGTGGTGACGTTGACTTAGTTTCAACAGCATCAACTGCTACATTAACTAACAAGACATTAACATCTCCAAAGATAAATGAAGATGTGGCAGTAACTGCAACTGCAACAGAAATAAATCTACTAGATGGAGTAACATCTACAACTGCAGAACTTAACATCTTAGATGGTGTAACTGCAACAACAACAGAGCTTAACATCATGGATGGTGATACGTCTGCTTCTTCTACAACATTAGTCGATGCAGACAGAGTTGTTACAAACGATAATGGCACAATGAAACAAGTGGCATTAACAGATGTAAAAACATATTTAACTAGTGCAGGTTTTACTTCGGATGACCCAACTGCACTAGCAATAGCGTTAGGATAATAACATGGCAAATACATTTAAATTAAAGAACAACGCAGTGATGCCAAGTAGTGCAGGTACTCCTGATACTCTTTATA